CGGAAAAACTTTGACATTTGCAACCAGTGCTGCGGCGAATCATGCGCGCACACAAAACAAGTGAGTCAACGTGACCTGTGGACAAAGGCAAAGCAGCCAATCTCGTCGGCCGCGCTTGATGCGTTTACGCGATCCGTTGACGAGGTCTTTGCCGGACAGATCCGCGACGTCGTGAAGATCATTAACGCTGAGCCAGTGCCAACTGAATCAACGCTCGCGCGTGTATTAGCAATGCTCAAGCAATCGCGCAACGACCCGCGACTTGCCGACGCGATGATTCCGTACATTGAAGAGTCGGTGCGATCCGGCATGGCGCTTGGTACGCGCACGCTCGAGGCACAGATTGGCACGCGGCTTCCCGTGAGCATTGGTATGTCGAGCGACAACCTTGACAAGTATGTCCAACAGGCGACCACCCGCCTTGTTAGTAATTCTGTCGACGGCATCCGCTCAGAATTCACGGTCGACGTGCGCGCGCTGCTGCGCAACGGACTCGACGAGGGACTCGACAACGCGCAGCTGGCGAAGACAGTGCAGGATTGGGCAGCAGGCGAGCCGGATGACGAACGTACGACGCAATGGCGCGCGCTGCGCGTTGCACGCACCGAAGCAATGCGCGGTCACCAAACGGCACAGCTCGACGCCTGGACAGAAACGGGACTCGTCACCGGCAAGCAATGGATCCTCGCGCCCGACGCGTGCGAGTTCTGCGAGGCCGCAGCCGCCGCGTACGGCGAAGGATCGCACGCAGTCGACGAGCCGTTCTTTGCAAAAGGATCGGCGCTCGAGGGCGCTAACGGCGGCGTATTCAAGCTTGACTACGAAGACATCTACGCGCCGCCGCTGCACCCGAACTGCCGGTGCGATTTGATTCCCGTGCTAGTCGACGATTACCGCAAGATCCTTGAGGGCGCAGTCGCCGAAGCCGAAACATACAAACCCAGCGCCGAGACAATTGCCGCAGCCGAAGGATTTGGAACATGACAACGATCCGCAAGCAACTTGAAGCCAACCTCGCGCCTAGTGCTAAGGGGTTCACCGCCACAATCACGACCGACACGCTTGACCGCGACGGCGAAATTGTCATGCCGGACGGTATGAACTCCAAAGAGTACGAGTCGAACCCAGTGCTGTTTTGGAATCACGACGCCGAGCAGCCAATCGGTCGCGCGCTATCGTTAACTCGCAAGGGCAACGCAATCGTCGGCGAGTTTCAATTTGCGCAGCGTCCCGAGAACTTCCAAGGGTCATACTTTCCTGAATTTGTCGCGTCGCTTGTCGGCCAAGGCATCGTGCGCGGCGTGTCTATTGGTTACATTCCCGAGCCAAACGGCACCCGACACGCCAACGACCTTGATCGTAAGAAATACGGCGCAACTGTCCGCACGGTCTACTCGCGCTGGAAGTTACTTGAAGTCTCGATTGCCCCATTGCAGGCAAATCCCGAAGCCGTCGTGACTGCTATCAAGAAGGGTTTCGTCAGCGCGCTCGATGCCAAGCGATGGCTCGGCGTTGCTACTGCTACGCGGACAAGCATTGTCGTACAGCTCCCGCCCTCCTCAAGCAAGAAGACAGCATCGACGATGGATGTTGCGTCGATCGTTCGCGCCGAAATGGCGCGCGCGCGCGGCAGGATTTCGCTGTAGCTCGGTGAGTCACTCGGCATTGTGCCTTGCGTGAATCGCCTAACGCCAGGCGTAATTCACCAAGGCTCACCATGCAGAAACTTACACTCGCAGAATTTACCAAGCGTCTCGAGAACGCAGCCGCCCAAAAGGGCGAAGCCGGTGTACTTCATATGAAGTCGCTGACACTCGACTCGTACATGATCGTCGACGCGGAAGGTAATCCCGTCGATCCCGCAATGCTTGACGTTCACATTCGTCCCGCTGCCGAAACTATGGTTGAGGCAGAGGCAAAGAACGAAGACGTCGCCGTAGCTACTACCGAGGACGTCACCAAGTCGATTCGCACTGCGATTCGCGACGAACTTTCCTCGATTCGCATCACCAATCCAATCGTCAAAAGCGCAGGAGTTCCCATGTTTGAAATGAAGGGTCGCAACCCAATCAACTTCTCGTCCAAAGAGAAGGCATACCGTTTCGGTCAGTACGTTCTTGCAGCAGCAGGCCGCAAGAAGTCAGCCGAATGGTGCGCCGCCAACGGCGTCTTCAAGACGCACACCGAAGACATTGACAGCCAAGGCGGCTCGTTGGTGCCTGAAGAATTCGAAGCAGACATCATTACCCTGCGCGAGCAGTTTGGCGTATTCCGAGCCAACGCAAAGATGTACACGATGTCACGCGAGACGCTGAGCATCCCACGTCGCAAGACTGGTCTCACCGCGTACTTCACCGGCGAATCCGCAGCAGGCACCGAGTCGACGCAAGCGTTCGATCGCGTCAACCTCGTTGCAAAGAAGATCATGGTGCTCACGGTCACGACCAACGAGCTTCTCGACGACGCGGTTGTAAGCGTTGGCGACCAAATGGCTGGCGAAATCGCGCAGGCATTCGCGCAGAAGGAAGATCAGTGCGGTTTCCTCGGAGACGGTACTAGTACCTTCGGTGGCATCGTGGGTCTCAAGAATTTGCTCACGACTTCGGCTGTGCAGTATCACGACAGCGGCCGAGCAAGCGCCGACCTTGTGGTTGCAACCGACGTTGCGTCTTTCCTTGGGCTTTTGCCGCACTACGCAGCAGGCAGCGCAAAGATCTACTGCAACAAGAACATCTACCACACGATCTTTGAGCGTTTGGCGTACACAGCTGGCGGCGCAACCGCAACCGAGTTTGTCAACGGCGTCCCACAGTACAAGTACCAAGGCATTCCGGTCGTGATTAGCCAGGTGATGACCAAGGCAAACGGCGACTACATCGCGTACTACGGCGATCTCAAGCAATCATCGTTCTTCGGTGATCGCACCGAAATGCGCATCGCGTTCTCTGACTCCGCACTCAACACATTCGAGCAAGACGAGCGTGCTGTGCGCGGTACCACCCGATTCGACATCGTCAACGCAAACGTTGGTTCGTCCACCGAAGCAGGCGCAGTCGTTGCACTCGTTCTTTGAGGGGACGAAGATTTAAATCTTTTGTAAGGGCTTACTATGCACTCAAATCAATCAGACAAAACTCTTTCGTGCGGCACGTCGTTTACTGCGGCAGGCACTGCGGTTTCCTCATTCATTGACACGCTGGGCTACGACTCCGCGTCCATCAACGTGTTCTCTTCAATCACAAACAATTGGTCAACGCTTGCAATCCAACAGTCCGACACGACGACAGCGGCTGACTTTGTGTCGATTTCAGGCACTGTGCTCGGCACTGACTACGCGACCGCTGCGTATGTGACTGCAAGCGGAACGACCGCAGCAAGCGGTGTGCAGTTCAACCTTAGCACCAAGGCTCGCAAGCGCTACCTCCGTGTTTTGCACGGCGGCGCAACGGCGGCAACCTCGGTGATCGTTGCTTCTCTCGGCCAAGCCGCGAACGTTCCTTTTGACGCAACTAGCTACGGCGCGATTACTCTCGTCAACGCTTGACCGTCTCGATCTGAACGAACTACCGGCGGGGCTTCAAGCCTCGCCGGTAGTCTTTTGTCTATTAATGTCTACGGGTTTCGGGCTAGACATTTTCAAATCGCGCGATACTATGACCGCGCTCTCGGTGACATAGCACCGATGCTACGGTTGTCTCAACGCAACCCTAGCAAATTCTTTTTTTCCTTGCGGGTAGCGGATTCGGAAGAATGCGTTGCCCGTTCATGCAACCTACTAGACTCGATATTGGATGCGGTGCGCGCTGCGCAGACGGTTTTACGCCTTGGGACATTAAAGACGGCAACGACGCGCGCGCGCTTACTGGCATTGCCAACGGGTCACTTGACGCAATCCGTGCGATCCACGTCCTCGAGCACATCCCGTACGAGGAAACTGCAATTGTGCTGCGCGAATGGGGTCGCGCGCTCAAATTCGGCGGCGACCTGTACGTTGCGGTGCCGGATTTCGACAAGATCATTGAGGCGTACAAGGCGTCGCACCCAGACACAGAGCGCGTGCTGCTTGGCGGCCACGTCGACGAGCACGACCGGCACCTTGCTATCTTCAACCGCGAGAAGCTTGCCGAGTTGTTTTCGCTGTCTGGCTTTGATCTTGTGGGCGAGTTCCCACCGGCAGCCGACACGTCTGCGCACTGGGTCTCGCTGAATCTGCACGCACGCAAGACGGGACGGCGTCGGCTTCCAATCGTGCAGATGCCGGACGTGGTCGCGGTGATGTCGGTGCCTCGCGTTGGTTGGACAGATACATACCGATGTCTGCTTGACTCGTTCTTTTCGTTGCGCATTTCGTGCATACAAACAAGCGGCGTTTTTTGGGGTCAATGTATGACGCGCTCAATGGAGCAAGTCATAGCGCAGGGCAAAGCAAAATGGATTCTTGCCGTCGATTACGACAGCGTGTTTGACGCGCACGACCTGATTGTGCTGCGCACCATTGCCGAGGAGTATGAGCTTGACGCGCTGGCACCGTTGCAAAGCAAGCGCGAGTGCGATCAGATCTTGACAAAACTCGACGACGGCACCGGCAAACCTATCCTCGACCTCGATGTCGAGCGATTGAACGACGCGCATTTGCCGTGCTTACATTCGCACTTCGGCGCAACGCTTATTCGCGTCGAAGCGCTCAAGCGTTTGCCGAAGCCTTGGTTTACCGCAACGCCAGGAGAAAACGGCGAATGGAACGACGGTCGCACCGACGAGGACATTCACTTTTGGAAACAAGCAACCGCCGCCGGATGGAAATCGTCAATCACGCCGCGCGTGCGCATTGGTCATCTCGAGGTACTCGTCGCATGGAGCGGCGACCGGCTCGAGACCATACATCAACGAATGTCGGACTTTAACGCGAAGGGTCGGCCACAATGCGCGATGCCACGGATCTAGCCATCGTGTTAAAGCCATGCCTAGGACACCGCGTAGGCTCCGTCGTTGGCGTCGCTGAGCCGTTGCGCGCGACGCTCGTCCGTTAGGGGCATTTGCGGTGTCTGCGGCCGCCTGAGCCAACGCCGTCGACCACACCGAAAGCGGCAAGCAGCAACACCAAACGACCGCGAAAGCCGATGTAACCGCGAGGAACCCGCATGGCCGTCGATACCTACGCACTCATCACACTGGCCGCGCTGAAAACGGAACTTGGGATCACCGTGTCAACATTTGACACGCTGCTCGAGGACTCGATTGACCGCGCAACGGGAACAATCGAGTCGTACTGCCGCCGCAAATTAAAGTCGCGACGATTCTACGAATGGCACGACGCCGGTGGTCAAGCGCAACTGCGCGTGAAAAACACGCCGCTCTCGTCCGTCTATTACGTTGGCTACGGCAACCAGCTCGCGCTCACAGTGTCGTCCACTATCGCAAGCGACGTAGCCGTGTTGCTTATCGTAGAAGAGGATCGCATACGCCTAGCGCGTCGTGCAAGTAACGGCACCGAGACAGCGACGTCTCTGACCTTTGCCGTGTACAACACGGCAGGCGAACTTGCGACGGCAATTGCCGCAACTACCGGCTACTCAGCAACCGTTGGCACCGACTGCCCTGCGCAATGGATCCGCCGCATTGGTGGTCGAGATCTACAGACTACATCGTGTCTGTTGTACTACCCTGACCGCGGCGACCTCGACGCCGAAGTTGACGCCGATCGCGGCATTCTCAATTTACACCGCACGCTTGCCGACGCCGGACTTCCGCGCGGCTCGCTGTCTGTCCTCATCGAGTACGACGGCGGCTATGTGACTGTCCCGTACGATCTCGAGCGCGCAGCCATTATGCTTGCAACCCGTTACTACTACGGTCGCCAGCGCGATACCGGCGTCACAACGCAAAGCATCGGCGACTTCTCCGAAACCATTGCCGTCGGCGACGCGCTTGACGCTGAAGTGAAGCAACTGCTGTCGCCATACCGGAGACTCCGTTGAGCGCGCTTTCGCTCATTAGCAAAATGGGCAAGGTTGCCGGTCTTATTCGCCCGTCAACCAACGTTACCGCGTACGGCGCGGTCGAACGCGACTACGAGGGCGGCGCTACTGATATCGTTGCGTTCTTACAGCCACGCTCTGCAAACATAACTGACCGCGCCGGTGGCGATCGCATGGGCATTACCTTTCGCGCGTACATCGCTGGCATTGAAGACGTGCGCGCTGATGACATTATTATTTATCCTGCATCAGGAAGCGACGCATACCGATATCGCGTGACTGGCGTCATCAATCCGGATTCAATTGAAAACGTTGCGTATCCAAATATCCACACTATTGTCGATTGCGAGCGAGTCAGCCCAACATTTGACGTTCCAGTATGACGCGATTTTCGCCAAATCCTCAGCTGTTTCCCGTCATCGAGGCTGCAATCCTTGAGGCTGCGCGCGTTGGTCTTTTGGTAGCAAGCGCAACTATCACTACGATGCTCAGCAAAAAGGGAACGGGTCGCGTCTACGTTCAAAAAGGCGGCCGTCGGCATCACGCAAGTCGCCCAGGCTATCCACCGGCACCCAACTTTGGACGACTGCGTGCGTCGTGGACAATCGGCAAAACTGTCGGCGCGGATACCACAGTGCAGAAGGTAAAGATTAGTCCGACGGCAATAGGA